GTCTTTTCTTGTTGGGTCAAAACGTATACGACCCCACTTTTCTAATTCATTTGCTTCATCTCTTAATGTATTGTATAAAGACATAGCTTTTTTAACATCAAGATAAAAACCATTTCTTTCTTGTTGGTCTACAATAACTCTCACTTGATGCTCTAAATCAATCGAAGACTTTGAGAAACCTTGTCCTTCCTTTTTTAAATATTCATATAACTTATGAGTTATATCTACGTCTTGCTGACAATACTTTCTTAGTTCATGTGTGTATGTTGCAAAACTATTTATACTACCTTTAGGAAATTTAAATCTATCTCCCCATGCTCCAAGACTATGACCACCTTCTCGTAATGGATTAAACATTTGAGATAGTATTAATGTATCTGTTACCTGTGAGGGTTTAATTTCTACACCTAATAGTCTGTTTAATACAGGAGCATCAAAAGATAAACCATTATGCATAATATACTGTTCAATATTCTTTGACCAGTTTTTAAATACATGCATATTATCAGGGTCAAATACTGTTACTAGATTTGTATCTATATTTTTAGCTACGATACAATTAACCACACTAGCATTTAATTGGTCTGTTTCTATATCAAGAACAACTTTCACAATCTTCCTCCTCTTTTCCACACCAATTACAAGGTTCACCTTTACCTGTAGCCATCATACTTTTTTCTTCATGGCAATAATGCTCCCACATTTCTGGTTCATCTTCTTCTTTATGACCCCAATAAACTAAATGAAAAGCATCACATTCTGGACAAGATAGATTTGTAACAATGGCATGGTCTTCGTGTTCTTCACAGTCGTGGTCGCCACCCCATATTAGTTCTGTTTTACAGTTATAACATTTCATTAGAAAGGTACCTCTTCTGTATTATCTTCTGCATTATAGTCTACTTCGTAAGGATTGTCAATCTCTTTCATACGACCTGTCTCTTTATTATAATGTAAATGTGTAGCTATACCTGTATCTCCTGTGTATCTATTCTTTAATATTCTTAGTGTTGTTGTATTAGCTTTTACATCATCAGTATCTTGTTGATTTCTTTCTAATCCAATAACACCATCAGATAAGTGAGCAATACTTGCACTACCTCGTAAGTGTGAAAGTGTAATCTCTTTACCATCTTCGTGTCCTCTATCTCCTGCAGGTCTACGCAAGTGAGACACTAATAACATACCTATACCTGTTTGTTCTACGAGACTTCTAAGTTTAGTCATAAGAATATCAATAGACTTTCTTTCATCTCCTTCTTCTTGACCAGACACAAGGATAGATAAATGGTCTACAAATATCCACTTACACTCTAATGCTTGTGCCATAAATCTAACTCTGGATAATATCTCATCATTGTCTATTGAACCAAAGTGGTCAAAAGCAAAGAACCTTCCAGAACCTATGGTGTTCTTCTCATATTCTTTTAACTGTTCTATACTAAACTTTTCTCTAATCTCTTTAATATACAATCTAGCATCTGCTTCTACTGACATAATATTAAATGCAGTATTCTTTATACCCTCTTCTAATGCAAGTATACCTATGTTATGATTTGTATTCTTGAGTAAGTGGTGCATCATCTCTCGCATAATAGAAGACTTACCCATACCTGCACCAGATGTAAATGTAATTAACTCACCTGTTCTCATTCCATAAGTCTTCTCATTTAGTTTAGCCCAAGGATATGGAACAGTCTCGCAAAAGTCTTCTGTGTATAACTTATCGCCTAGGTCTCGTAGATTAATAATACCTGCAGGTGTATAAGGTTGTGCGTTCCACCATGCTTGTGAGAACTTTTCTCTCTTACCCATCTTTAGATATTCATTTGCATCTTTGAACTCCATATTCATAATCTTACATTTGTTTGGACTAAACAACTGAGCAACCTTCTCACTAGCTTCTTGTCCTTGCTTATCCATATCAAAAGATATGACTATGTTTTGAAAGCTATCTAAGTATTCGAATGCTTTTCTACAATCTCGTACTGCAGAACCTGCACCTGTTTTTACAGATACACATGCCCATTTACTACCTAATAATTCATAGGCAGACATAGCATCTACTTCACCTTCAGTTATAGTTATGTATTTACCACCACCTGTGAACAAGTTTTGTCCAAACAGAGTAGCATCTGATATGTTTCCTTCTACCCACATATTTTTAGTAGGCACATCTCTAACTTTGTTACCTATATTGTTACCACCACTATCAAAATACTTGTAAATGTGATGTGTATTCATATTACCATTCACTTTTACTTGTGTGTGATACTTTTGTGCTGTTTCTTTGCTGATATTTCTCTCAGTCAAAGCACCTGTAGTACCAACAGTCTTAATTAGACTCTCAGTTTTCATAGGTATTACCTTTTCATGTTGCATATTCTCTCCAAATCTTGTATTACAAGAAAAACAGTAGCTATATCCTTCAGAATGATTAACATTACCATCACTTGAACCACACTTTGGACAAGCACCCCTGTCTAGCCATGTTTTCTCCATAGTTTTCTCCAAAAAATTAATTATATATTATATTAAAATAATAATCAATAAATAATTATTATTTTTTATATAATATTTTAGTCTACTTCAATAGAACTACCATATAGGTTATCAAAAGCACCTATCTCAGAGTCTTTAGCTTCATATACATCTTTTTTAGCTAACTCCATAGCTTCAAAAGACTCATAGCCTTCCTCTAGGTACTCGTAATATCGTTCTTTAATTAGCTCTTTTATTTCTTCTGCTAATAAGTTCATTACACTATCCTCATCTATAAATTTATAATATAAAAAATAAAACCAACAACTAAAAGAACAGGAAAGATATGGTTTAACCATAAACTTTTTTTCTTAACAGTTTGAAACCATTTACCTGTAGCTTTTAGTCTTCTTTCTCTTGCTCTATCCACCTGTTTTAAAATCTCTAGTTATGTGACTTGCATCAGGATTATATAGACCTTTGTCAGGTTCTTTTAATTTATCTAATTCTTCTTTTAATTGTTTGATTCTTACATAAGCAGTACGTAATTGCTCTTGTAGGTCTCGAACATTTTTTTTAAGAATTTCTATTTCGTTCATTGTACCCTCATTATCTGCACGTTATCATCTACCAATGCTTGTATCATAAATCCTCTCTCGTCATACAAACTTTGTAGAAATTTCTTTGCTTCTTTTTCAGTTTCAAAATACATAACTTGCCCATCATCTTCCTCTAAAATATCTGGTAGCTTTATATTGTTAGGATAAGGCATAGATATTACATACATATTATTTTCCATATACTCCTCATTATACATTACATTTTTTATGTAGTCAATACCCAATGTAAGGCACAATAAAACATAGAAAATACCATACTAAAATACCTATAAATATTTGTATCATTTTTTTATTTATATTTATCATTCTTAATACTCCTCTCAACTCTTTCGTATAAACTATTGTTATACTTATGTAATTTATACTTAACTTTATTATCTCTTAATATATCCCACAACCTATCTAGTACATCTTTCTTAGAAGGTCGTTTGTCAAAGTCTAATTCTATTTCTACTTTGTATTTACTCATCTGCTTCTCCTGAGATAGCACCTATCTTTCCTTTGAAAGGTAACACCTTTGCACTAGGTTTTGTTTTCTCTACTAACTCTGGGTCTGGATTAAAGTTTATATCTCCATATAAATAGTCGTATAATTCATCATGACCACCTATATGTAAAAAGATTTGGGGTACAGTCGTGTGTCCTGCATCTCTAAATCTTTTTAGTTTCTCAGGTGTATCTAATAATCTTTCTTCATAATGATACCCCTCGTCTATTAATAATTGTTTTGCTTTGTTACAAAAATCACAAGCATGTTGTGTGTATATAATATATTTAATCATATCTATCTCCTATCATAAGTGTTCCTTCTTCGTTGTTGTGTAGACCATATCCCATTATAATTTTAAATATATTAGGTGGTCTTTCACTTATATTATTAGGTATAAAATATACATTAACAGTACCTTTTTTATATCCTTCATACCAATAGTTATCTTCTAAAATATATTTTTTAAAGTCAATCATCAGCTAAGTTCTCCTCTCCTTCCTCCATTTGATACTGTGCATCATCTCCATATTCAGTACCTTCAAAGGTAGCTTTGCCTTCATTACATTTAAAGGTTTCTCCTT